TCATTCAGGTTAATGCTCCCGTCAGCATAGTTCAGGATGGCGGGTCTGGTGATGCGTCTTCTGCCGGCACCGCTAACGCGGCCAATCAGCTTAAATCAATTGTGCAAACAACTATAACTGAACGTCTAAGGAAGGAAATTTCCCCTGGAGGAATTTTGTATAAAGGATGATGGTGATAGGCTGAGTCTCTTCTAGGGAGGAGAAATGAAAAAATATTTAATTTACCTGATGCCATTTTTAGTTGTTGGGTGTGCTAATCCTTATAAATATAAGGAAGAAGCTGGGTATAAAATCAGCTATCAGTCGACAAAATCTCCCGATGCACTTGCCGAATGCATTCGAAATGCTTGGCAATTACAGTATTCGGCATTAGCTGGGGGAGTTATTCAAAAAAGCGGCGCCACTTTATCAGTAATAGCAATGCCTGATGCAGTAGATGTTGTTCCAAATGGCAAATCGACAACTGTTAACTTCTACTCGTTTAGAAGCGAACATCTAGACCCTTTTCAAGGGATAGAGAAAAGAAAATCCTCTATACAAACATGCATTTGAAAGCCACCTCCGGGTGGTTTTTTTTTGCCTGGAGAATTTATGCCAATCGATACATTCACCTGGTGTGCCAGAGCAGAAGCCGTTGGACAGATGAACGTTTCTACTATTCAGGCACAGTTCGGTGACGGCTATAAACAAATCGCAGGGAAGGGAATCAACGAGGCATCAGAAAGCTGGTCCCTTGCCTGCAACGGCAGGCTGGCCGCTATGACACCACTGAGAGCCTTTCTCAAAAGCCATGTAACTACTTCTTTCTGGTGGACCAATCCGTGGGGCGAAAAAAAACTTTATCGGGTGAAATCAGACTCGATCAATCCCAAGTTCGTCAATGGGGACTTCGTGGAAATTTCTTTCACGTTTGAACAGGCATTTGCACCGTGACAGGTCACGAACCAACAGGCGCTCCGGCGCCTTTTTTTTATGGGTGAAATATGAGCTTTACTCAGGATGTTCAGGCGCTGGAGCCGGGCCAGCTGGTGCAGCTGATTGAAATCGACGGGACAGAGTTCGGCCTTGATACCATTCTCCGCTTTCATGCTTACAACCTCTCTACAGAGGGATGGGCATCATTCGCTGCGGATAATCTCCCTTCCATCATCTGGCAAGGTAACGAGTTCGACCCTCACCCCTACGAGCTGACAGGGCTGGAAATGAGCAGCTCAGGCTCACAGCCTACACCAAAGCTTTCGGTCGGTAACGTCGGCAATTACGTTACGGCGCTTTGCCTGCAGTATCAGGACATGGTGAAGGCGAAGGTAAGGATTCATACCACGCTGGCCAAATACCTCGATGCGGCCAACTGGACTGCTGGCAATCCTAACGCCAATCCTCAAGAAAGCCGGGTGCAGCTATTCTATGTGAATGCAAAAACAGCAGAGACGCGCGTGCAGGTCGATTTTGAACTCTGCTCACCATTCGACATTCAGGGGCTGCAGCTTCCTTCGCGGCAGATCACTCCGGTTTGCACATGGTGCATGCGCGGCTGGTATCGGACCGGCACAGGATGCGACTACAACGGAACGCGCTACTTCCTCAAAGACGGTACACCAACCGATAACCCGTCTCTGGATGTGTGCGGCGGTCGGCTTGGCGACTGCAAGCTGCGTTTCGGCGAAGATCAGCCGCTGTCATTCGGCGGTTTCCCTGCAGCCAACCTTCAGGGAAAGTAATCATGCGCAAAAAAATTCTGGAAGCCATACGGGAGCACGTTGCTGCGGAGTATCCGAAGGAAGCGTGCGGTCTGGTCATTCAGTATGGCCGGAAGCAGGTATATGTCCCATGCAGCAACGTTCATGAGGAACCAACTGAGCACTTCACGATCTCTTCTGAAGACAGGCGGGGAGCCGAAAAGCTCGGCGCCATCCTGATGGTTATCCATTCTCATCCTGATGTCCCGCAGTTAATTCCATCTGAGCGGGATCGCGTTCAGTGCGATTACTGGGGCGTTGAGTGGGGGATCATGTCGTGGCCAGATGGCGACTTCTGTACCTTTTCCCCGCGCGTTGACCGTGAGTTGGTCGGCCGTCGCTGGGTGCTGGGATTTGCCGATTGCTGGACGCTCATTATGGACTATTACCGGCAGGAGCACGGCATAAACCTCAATAACTGGTCTGTCGATTATGAGTGGTGGTCAGACGGGAAAGAAAACCGCTACGACGATAACTGGCAGAGCGAGGGCTTTGTTGAAGTGCCTGCAGCTGAAATGCGTGAGGGCGACATGATCATGATGCAGATTCAGGCACCGGTAACGAATCACGCGGCTATTTACCTCGGCAACAACATCATTCTTCACCACAACTCCGGGAACCTTTCAACGCGCGTTCCGTATGGCGAGTACTGGCGTAACCGAACCGTGCGCGTGGTTCGCAGAAAGGAGCTGATGAATGCTTAAGACAATGACCCTGAAAGGACCGATGGCAAAGAAATTTGGTAAGGTTCACCGCTATCATGTTGCCGATCTGCGTGAACTTTTGCGAGCCATGTGCTCACAAGTGCCAGGCTTTAAAAAATACGTTTCCAACGCTCACTTAAACGGGATCAGGTTCGCGTTCTTCAGCGGCAAAAATAATATCAGCCTGCAGGAGTTTGATATGTCGTCCGGTTCCGCTGAGTTTGAGATGGAGCCTGTCATCGAAGGTTCCAAGCGGGGCGGAGCTTTGCAGATCATTATCGGCGCGGTGGCCATCGTGGCCGCCTTCTTTACTGCAGGGGCCAGCTTAGCAGCTTACGGCGCAGCACTGGGAACCACTACCGCCGTGGGGCTGGCAACTACCGCGCTAACCAGCCTAGGTATCAGCATGTTGCTTGGTGGGGTGGTTCAGATGCTGACTCCCCAGCCCAAATATAATATCGGTGCTTCATCCAGTACGGATAACAAGCCCAACTACGCCTTTGGCGCACCGGTCAACACGGTGGCGATGGGATACCCGGTCCCGGTTCTTTATGGAGAACGGGAAATTGGCGGGGCGATCATCAGCGCCGGAAGCTTTACCAGCGATCAGCAATAAAACTCTCTGACTTGATTTCAGGCCACCTCCGGGTGGCTTTTTTTATGGGTGAAATATGCGATTACTCGAAGGGGCAACCGTCCTTGGCGGCAGCAAGGGCGGCGGTGGCAGCGCACATACGCCTGTAGAGCAGGAAGACGATCTGCTTTCTATCGCCAAGCTGAAAATGCTGCTGGCGCTCTCTGAGGGAGAAATTCAGGGTGACTTAACAGCACAGCAGATTTACCTGAATGACACCCAGCTTGCGAATGATGACGGCACATATAATTTTACCGGCGTCGTCTGGGACTGGCGAAAAGGCACTCAGGATCAGGGTTACATTCAGGGCATGCCAGAGGTTGATAACGAGCTTTCTGTGGGTGTAGTGGTAACACAATCCGTACCCTGGACGCGCCAGTACACTAACCTTACGCTCGATGCCGTGCGTATCAAGCTCAGCTTGCCGGTTCAGTATGCCTATAAAGACAACGGCGATATGGTCGGCACGGTAACTCAGTATGCGATTGACCTTTCTACCGATGGCGGCTCATGGGTTCAGGTTGTTGAAGGCAGTTTCAACGGCAAAACCACTTCAGAATATCAGCGCGATCATCGTATCGACTTGCCAAAGGCATCAAGCGGCTGGGCAATCAGGGTGCGCCGCATCACTGCAGACTCTTCCTCATCGAAGCTAATCAATGCGTTCAGTGTATTTTCATTTGCCGAGGTCATCGACAGCAAACTGCGTTACCCCAACACCGCGCTGTTGTATATCGAAGTTGATGCCAGCCAGTTCAATGGCAGCGCGCCGAAAGTAACGTGCAAACCCAAAGGCAGGCTGGTTCGTATTCCAACAACCTACGATCCGAATTCACGTACGTATACTGGTAACTGGCTGGGTGATTTCAAATACGCCTACACCAATAACCCGGCGTGGATATTTTACGATCTGGTGCTGGATAAAATCTTCGGCATGGGTAACCGCGTCGATGCGTCGATGATCGATAAATGGGAGCTTTACGCTATTGCCCAGTATTGCGATCAGATGGTGAGTAACGGCGCCGGCGGCACAGAGCCTCGCTTTACTTGTAACGTTTTCATCCAGAACCAGCAGGACGCATATACCGTACTCAAGGACATCGCCGCCATCTTTCGCGGCATTACGTTTTGGGGCAACAACCAGATTTTCGTCAATGCAGACGTGCCACAGGTTGATGCCAACGGCAACATGGACGTTGACTACGTTTATCACTCTTCCAACATCATTGACGGTTTTCCGACTTATGCCGGCGGCAGCTATAAAAACCGTTACACCTCTTGTCAGGTGTCATGGTCCGATCCCGTAAACCACTATTCAGATACCGTAGAAGGCGTCTACGACACAGACCTTGTCGAGCGTTACGGCGTCAATGAGATGTCACTGACGGCTATCGGCTGCACCTCACAGAGTGAGGCACACCGCCGCGGGAGATGGGCCATCCTGTCGAATGCTAAAGACGGCACAATATCCTTTGGCACTGGCCTGGATGGTTATCTTCCCGTTCCGGCAGAAGTCATTGGTGTTGCCGATCCGTTCAGGGCGGGCAAAGACAACGGCGGCCGCATCAGTGCAGTGAATGGCCTCAAGATCACGCTTGACCGACCCATCGATTATTCAGCGGGTGATCGCCTTGTTGTAAACCTTCCAGACGGCACCGCGCAGACGCGCACGATTGGCAGCATCAGCAGCGATAAAAAAACGGTCACCGTTAATACGGCTTTCAGAATGACGCCGGTTGCCGGCGCCGTATGGGCCATCGACAGCGATAATCTCGCTATTCAGTATTACCGAGTGACCTCTGTTGCACGCAACGATGACGGGACGTTTACCATCACAGGCGTTGAGCACGATCCTAACAAATATCGCTATATCGACGATGGAGTACGTATTGAACCGGCTCCCATTACTGTCACACCGATCAGCGTGTTAAAGGCGCCGGCCAACATCAAAATTAGTGAGGTCAGCTTCGTTGAGCAGGGACTTTCCGTTTCAACAATGCAGGTTACGTGGGACAGAGTAGAAGGTGCAATCAGCTATGTG